TATAATTTTAGAACCTGAACCAATACGCAAATCACCAGCCGTGTTGGTTGCAAGTGATTGCCACTCTGTAACATTCTCTTGATCTGAGAACCGAATTAACAAAGGGTCTTGCGTTCCGGGGTCTGTTTCAGAGTCACAACCGAATGCTATAACATGCCTATCTCTGTCGGATACAATAACTTGTTTGGCTATTGTCGGAACTTTATTGGCCCCAGATAGACTACTTAAAGCTACTGCTCTTGTAGAAAGTCCATTGGTTTTATCCCAATAAAACAGTCCAGAATCGCGGACGTTTATAATTAGGTCCTCACCGAAGTTATCATGCGACCAAATACGAAGAGTCTGACCAGAGGCACTTAAATCAGCGTTAGAGTTCCAAGTCCCACGCCCCCAAGTTCCTGCCCCCCATCCGTTTCCTGATATAGTTGTATCAAGTCCAGTGTTGATTTGGTATGTAGCAACCGCTGCACTACCCCCATCTCCAGTATCTGAAGCGTTAGAATAAACAAACGTAGGGTTTAAACCGCTTGGTGTTGTTATGTTAGAAATTGAAGAAACAGTCCTAGCTTCGATTTGAAATGCGTTGGCGCTTACGATTGCGGTTATTTCGTATTCTTGATTAAGAACCGCCGCTGTAATTAGGCCTCCCAAAGAGGCCGCATCCGTAAAGGTCACAAAGTCGTTGACTAACGCGCCATGAGCGTTTTCAGTCACTGTAATTGTTGCACAAGAAATTGCTGCGCCGTCTGCATGTGACGCTGGCGCTGTTTCATTTACGCCTCTTACTATTCCTATAAGTGTTTTGGTAGATATAGCAGCGTAAGTCATTTCCTCGCTGCCAATTTTAATTCTTCCAGAAGCAGGGAATCCACTAACACTGTCCAAGAGGATAGATATGTCTGTTGCAGTTATGGCTCCGTCTATTGTGTCGGCTCCAGTAGCAAACGTAGCGTCTCCAGCGCTTGAAACGAGTCTAATAGGGGTAATGTCATTATACTGACCTCCCTCATTAATGTAATACTTTAAGTTAGTTCCAGCGCCAAGAAAGTTAGTACCATTAAGAGCAACCCAAGGGTGAAGAGCGCGGCAAGTTCCAAGAAATACGCTGGCAGTTGACTTAACCCACCCGCCAATTTTCTCAGGGTATCCGAAGCGAAAACGCACCTTGTCCATGTCAAACCAACCGCCTTCATTGGTGTAAGACGTAGTTTCGCGGTTGATACCGGGACGGAATTGCAATTTCTGTAACGGCATCAGCGATCTCCTGTTAGGCGTATTATACACATTTGTTCGATTTGTACTAGACTTAGCTTTAAACCGAACAATTGTTAATGTTATCCTATTTTTAAAATAAACCGAACATTTTAAACCATAAGCTCGAAATGCGGCCCGTCTATGAACGGTCTACGACCTTGTGTCCTACGCTCATCAATATAACTGGTCATAGCATCTTCCATAGTCCCACCGTGAAACTGTGCTATATTTGAAATTGTCCATGCCGCTCCCCACCGAATAGGAACGTCTACTTCTCTTGCAGCATCGGCCATAGCGTCTGCTATGTCATCATACAAATTGAGTTCCCACGAGGCCCTTGAGCCAATATAAGCCATTAGGTCAACGGCATATCCTTGAAGGTGCTTAGACTTCATCGTCTGGCTTGCGCCCTTGGCTACAAGGTCTTGCTGCTCTTCCAGCGTTCTCATTCCGCATATAACGCCAAAGTCTATCTTTGTTTTATGTATGGCTGATTTAACAACCGCAACAAGCCTTGGGTCTAAACCCTCTAGCTTGGCTTCGCTTCTTGCGCTTAGTTTAAAAGTCATTGTTTTATCCTATTTTATTTTCCAACTTTTTTAACACGTTCAAATGAACGCATCCCTGCCAACCCCAACATTCCAGTCAAAATCGGGAGCATAGTGGTCATTTCGGCCTGCGGGATTATAAACCCAAATCCAGCGCAAATTGGAGATATAAGAAAGTTTACCATCAAACCCAATACACAAACATAGCCACAAAGCGGCCTCCACGATGCTTGAAACCAGTTTCCTTTAGCCTCGGCAGTGTTAACGGCTATCTGCGCCAGCATCGCTTCCTGTGCGTGTCTGTCAGCCATAGTTCCTAGCTCGTGAGCCAGCTTTGCCGCTTGATCTTTGTCCTGAATGAATTTGCCAGCAAGCTCAGTCGCTGGACCTATTAATGCGCTCAGTATGCTCATTTCTTCTTCTTCTTTTTCAACATTGTCTTTAGCGTTTTGGCTTGACCAGCATGAAGCTTAGATGCTTTCTTCAAACCCTTTATAACTCCCTTGATTTTCTTGTCAGACATTACCTATCTCCCTGTTCTTTTTCATAGTTTATAGAAGCCTTCTTATCGGCCTTCGCAGAATATGCATTAAACCCCATGAAGGCTGCAACAACTCCGCTGGCCGCAATAACATAAACGGATGCTATATCGGTAATAAGTGCGGCGGCTTTGTCAAACCCCAAGACAGACGCCAGTAGTATTATTAAAGGATACAACAACATTCCTGCTAGTGCGAACCCTGTATAGCGCCGCTCTGCGTTTCGCTTCAGGTCTTCGTCATCTATACGCTTACGCCTGTCGTCCAACTCAAGCAAAGCCCATTCATCTCTTTCAATGGCCCCGTTTCCGTTCTTATCGACTTTATCAAACTCAGTCATTCCAAACCCCTTGCGTAGTCTGTCGCAATCTTCTTATCTCTGGTTATTATGACAACTTTTCCGTTTTTGTCTAGGATAACCCACTTCCTCACCGCTGGCTGTTTGCCAAGATGGCGGCCCCCCAGATCAAACCGCCAGTACCAACAGCCAGTAACAGACCAATAAAGACTACCGATACAAGCCAGAATACCTTGTCACGTTTCTCAGCCTCTTCTTCTAGCGCAAGTTTGTGTCTCTTCCGCGCCTGTGCGGTTTCATAGACAACCATGTCCCAAGTGCCGGGCTCTGCATGAAGTCTGCACATCGACCTTAATTCTTCTAAGGCTTTCTTATGCGCCATCTTAGCTGAAGCGATGGCATACCCTTCTTCTTCAGAGGAAGTAAGGCGTCCTAGTGGGCCTTTGTGACGTCCGCTTTCAGCTAGATGTATTTCGCTCTCAACCTTTGCCAGTTGACCGAAGGCAGGCATAACGCCGTTGATATCTTTTCCAGCTTTTATGGCGGCGCTTATACCGCCTGCTATTTTAGTAACCGCGCCAGCAAGGGCCAATACTTCAATCATTTTTTAACGCCTTCAGAACTCTCCAGAAAACCTTTTGCTATTCCCCGGTTTGATTGGCATTTCTTTGCTCCATCGCTTGGCGCTGAACATCGATACGTTCTCGGTTAACATCGCTACGATCATCGGCAACCTGCTCTTGAAGCTCCAATCGAGCAGCGTCTGTCACGGCCCGCTGTTCGATCTTCATCCCGTCAAGTTCCAACTTAGCTTGGTCAATCGCTAACTTATGCTGGGCTTCCATCTCCTTGATAGAAAGTTCCTGCATGCGAATACCAACCAATGGATCCTCCTCCTCAGTGCCCGCAGTCATCATAGGCATAAGAGCTTTAATCAACTCAACCTCAACCTGCGCAACTCGAGACTCAACTTGCTCTGGAGCAAACTGTTCAGGAGGCTGCATTTGTTGTTGCATCTGTTGTTGTTGTTGCTGGGCCATCTGCTGTGCCGTGGCCGAATCAATAGCTCCAGTCTGCACCATAAGTTGTAACTGCTGGCCTTGCTCTTCCATGGAGACCTTCATCTGATCAACCTGTTGCATCGTGCTTTCTTCCGCCAAGGACTTCATCTCTCTGTCCACCCGCTCACGGGCCGCCATGCCGATATGCTGCAAGATGTGGCTGTGTAGTCCCGCCATAACCGGCGGAGCTTCCTGTACCATAGGCAGTGAAAGAAGAGACATGTGAGCCTCAATGTGAGCTTCGTGGTCCTGCTCTGGAAACGCCTGCTGGGGCTGACCCATAAGCATCCCACCATTCTCCATGGCCGGATCTTGAGGAGTAGGCTGGGGTGGTGGTGGAGGCGGTGGTAGAACCTCGTCTATGTTTTGCACCTCTAACGCTTGATACATCCGACGATAAGCGGCGTGAAGGTTGTGCATCTCTGGGTTCGACTGAGCCAGTTGTAGCTGAGTCTGGGCCAAAGTAACCCTCTGAGCCATCGAAAAGATGTTCGGATCTGAGACTGGGAGGACGTCGATCCGGGCGTCAAAGTCCTCGACCTTAACCTCCTGCGGTGCACCTGTTACTTCGTAAGGGTACATCGGAGGTAGATTTTCAGCGAAGATACGCGCCAGCAAACGAAACTCTGTCTTCTGAGCGTAGTGCAACCGTTTATGGATTGCTGACATGACCTTCATGCCGCGCTCCAACATAGCAACCGTAGTTCCTACTGGGGTGTCTTTACCCATATCAGACACAGATTGATCGGCCAGAGAGATGAACCTACGCCCATCGTTAACCAAACCGCCAAGCATCTGAGCCAGTGTAGCTGATGGCTCTTTGTAGGGCAGAGGTACAATAGCGTCTCTGATGCTCCCTCCTGGCGCGTCGATGTCTCTCCACTCTCCTGGCTGCAACGGCTCGTCAGAGTTCCGTACACGCACTCCACGGGCCTTAAAGCCTGCGGGGAGGTTAGCTAGGGTTCCAGCGTCTATAAGCTGTCGTAGGAGGCTTGTAGCGGCTCTACCGAGGCCACCAATCATATGGATCATTCCGAAGCCATAGAACCCCAATCCAGGGGTAAACTTGTAATGCACAAAGTAAGGCCGCTTGCGGCGTAGCATATCGTCCATTGCGTAGTTGCGACGGATAGAAAGGATCTGCCCAGAGCTTTCGTCAATCGTAACAATGTACGGAAGACGAATGCCAGTTGGCTCACCAGTCTCTTGGTTGATGTCCTCAAAGCCTTCAATGTCCAGATCAGCGTGGATCTCAAGGATCGTCAGCACATCTTCGCTATAGTTCTTAGATAAGCCCTCAAGCTCGTTTACCTTCTGGCGAACAGGGTTCTCTTCAAGATTGTCCGAGGTCTGTAAGTCAACGTCACGGTACATGCCCGAGACCTGCAACTTACGCACTTCGTTCTCATCCATACGCAAAACATGCGTAACCCGATTGGCCGTGGTCAGATCAGACGCGGAATAAGGTACAACCAAATCCTGCGCAGGAATAAACTTAGCAACAGCCCGCTGCCGAGTAGCGTCGAAGTAAACTTTCTTGAATGTCGATCCACTTAACGGGAGATAATACAGAAGCTGGTCCATATCTGGATCATACTCTTCCATAACTTCCGTGATCTGGTAGTTCATAAAGTCTTTTACGCGAGTAGCCTGCGCTTCCCGCTCTGGGGTCTTAGCCCCCAACACGCCAGTCTTAACAGGGCCGCCCGAAGGCAGTAGCTCTTTGTACGCTTGAGCCTGAAACTGTGTAACACTTTCCGCAACCAACGGGTGAGTAAGACCAGACGCGCCCTCAAACGGAGTAGACCGCTCGTCCATCTTAATGCCAAGCAGGTCAAGCCCCTTGACATACGCCTCTTCCCACTCTGACCGTGATTCTAGGTCATCCTCGTATAAACCCCGTAATTCGCTGGATAACGCGCCTAAATCGCCCTCATCCATGAACTCTGCTAGGTTAGCGTCAAACGGAATCAACTCCTCTTGAGCCATCATCTCTTCTTGGAAGTTCATGGGCTGGACAGTCGCGCCCCCCATGCCATCCTCTATAACTTCAGCCCCGCCTGGAAACTCCATCGGTGCATCAATTGCAACTTCTACGTCGGGAAGACCCGCTGTGTCATCCAGGTCAAGCCCCGGTGCGACCATGTTAGGTGGTAATGCCATTAGTAATACTCCCGTTTACGGGGCCTCCATTCGTCTTCGTGGTCGTCTTCTCCATTCAGAGAGATAAAACCACCCCTACGAAAACGCATAAGTGCCAACGTCATACTATCACAGAAGTCATCGTTGTCACCATTAGGAAACGAAACTACTTCCTCAATCACGTCATCAGCGAACTTCTTGTCTTCCGGTGCCCATACCATACCCGCTTCAAACAACGGCGCAACCATGTGCATCCTCGTTACCTTATCACTTCCTTTGCCCGGTGAGAAGCCCAATGCTGGTATACCGCGCAACCGTAACTCGTCAATGAGCGGTGTACCCGTCGCTTTCGCCTCCACCAACACCATATCCGGCTCCCAATACTCGTACTCCTCAAAGGCAACCTCCTTTAATTCAGGGAAATTCCACCTGCCACGGCGCGCATCCATCAAAATAACGTGGTCCGCGCCCCCTTCTTCAGGCTGAAACACCCCCCAAGTCGTGATTGCAGAGTAGTCAGCCGTCTGCTTCTTGGAAAACGCCGTGTCATACGCCTGTAGTATGTACTTCAACGGCGGAATTGTAGGACGGTCCCACGTTTGCCACCATTCGCGCTTGATTATCGCTGATTCGGAGGCCGTGGGCTGCTGTTGCCACTGCGCGTTCCACTTACTAGCAGGCAAAGACGCCTTGATCGACAATAATGCGTCTTTATCCCAGAACTCCGGCCAAAGTGGCTTGTCACTGGGCAGAATCGCAGGAAATTCCACCACATCCCACTTGTCAGACATGACATCACTGCCCTGCTGGGCCAATAATCGCCCTGTCAAGTCTTTTTTTCCCCACCTTGTCATAACAATGATGATCGAGCCGCCAGGTTGGAGACGCTGACGGGGACCAGAGGTGTACCACTCGTATGCGTGGTCGAATGCAGTCTCGCTTAACGCATCTTGTTCCGAATGCGGGTCATCAATGACGAGTAAGTCCGCCCCACGGCCAGTAATTGCAGCGCCAACCCCCGCCGCAAAGTATTCC